GAGATGCAGCACCTAGTAGTAGTGGCGGAAAAGATCCTGCAGCAGATGCTATGGAACGTATGAAAGCTATTCAAGCACAGGTTAGTAAAGTTAACGAAGAAACAGCCCAAAAGGATCTAGCAAATAAACAGACTAATTTGGAAAAAACTCAAGGATTTGCCGAACAACAATTAAAAATTCACGGTAAAGCTGAGGAACAAAAAGCAGCAGCCACTCAGTCAATTACTTTGAATACGTTAGGGTTAAATCAACGCCAGAAGGAAATGCATGGTGAATTAGCCAAGTTGACCTTAGATGAAAGTAAAGCCAAGTTAGACGCAAATAAACAACAACAACAGGCAACCCTAGCTGAAATGAGGGCATTAGATGCAAAGGCCAATGCCATAGAGGAAACAGCTAGAAAAGAAGGTCGTGCCTTAACTGAAAGTGAACAGGCGCAGGTTGATGCTATAGATAAGGAAAATGAAGAAAAATTAAAAGCTAATGGTAAGGCAAATGCTACCATGGCTGATGAAAATAAGGTATTAGAAAAGTTAATTAAACAAAAAACATTTGCTGAAAAAGAAGGATTAGAAGTATACATTAGGAAAGATGGAGAACGTGTTAAGCTAGTAGAACAAAACTCTTCTAAGGTGGCCAAAGATATAGCAGATGCATTACCAGTTAAAGAAATATCAGAAAAGAAAACAGAATTTTCAGGGCAACTAGCAGAAGCAGGAAAAAATCTAGATGAACATGGTAAAACTACATTAAAGTATGCTATGACATATAGCTCTGAGTCTAATGCTGCTTATAAGGCTTCGGCGGAACAGTCCATAGTAAACACTAAAAATCAAATTGAAGAAAAAAATAAACTTGTTGCTGAACTAGAGGAAAAAGGCAAGACACAGGAGTTAAGCACTAGAGAAAAGAAACGCCTTGAAATCACAAAGAGTGAAATTCAAGAATTAGAAGAAAAAAAGAAATTTAGAGAACAGGAAGTTGAAGCTTATACCATTGCTGAAAAACAAAAGAAAGGTATTATTGACAAGTCAGCCGCGGAGATTGCTGATGCTATTAAAGAATCCCTACCTGTTAAGGATATTGAAAAAGGCAAAGATTTATTAGCTGAAAGAATTGAGTTACAAAATAAAGCTGAAGAAGATGCTATGTTAGCTGAAGAAGCAGAAATAGCACGAATTGAAACCGAAGCCCAAGCTAAATTTGCTGCTGCTGAAGAAGAAGCAATTGCACGTGAAGAAGTTGCAGCCCTATTGCCAAGGTCCATAGATTTAGAAAAACAAAGAATTGAGTTGCAAAATAAAGCTGAGGAAGACGCTATGCTGGCCGAAGAGGAAGAAATTGCTAGAATTGATGCTGCTGCACAGGCTAAATTTGCTGCTGCTGAAGAAGAAGCAATTGCACGTGAAGAAGTCGAGGCCCTATTGCCTAGGACCATAGATTTAGAAAAACAAAGAATTGAGTTGCAAAATAAGGCTGAAGAGGATGCCATTGCAGCAGACGAAGAGGAAATAGCAAGGGCCGATGCTGCTGCTCTAACAGCTAAAGATGCATTATATGGCATAATGGAAAATGTGGGAGATAATTTTAATGATGTTATGTCAAACAATATGGATGAGTTTGGCAGTAATTTTGATGAAGTAATTGGTGGACAACTTTTAGAAAATATGAACTTTAAGCCCGCTGAAATTAGTGAAAATATCTCACTTCCCTCAATGCAAGCTGATTCAGACTACTTAAAAACGTCCAAACCAATCAAGGGTGATAAAGAATCTTTAAAAACTGTCACTGAAAAAGATACACCAAAAACAAATAAAATTGATAAGGAAGCCTTAAAAGCTTCCATGCCAAAGTATAGTGATATTAGTTTAGATGCTAATGGCATGCCTGTAGTCAAAAGTAAGGCTAAGGAATTAACTAAAAAAGAAGAACCCAAAAAAGAAGATACCAGTGTTGAAGATGCCGAAACTGCTAAATTTAAAAGACAAGGTGAGGCTGCCAAAAAAGCAGAAGAGGAAAAAAAGAAAGCTGAGGGCGGTAAGCAACAAACTGCAAACCTAGATGATGTGGTGAAAAAATTAGACTTGTTAAATAGTACTATGAACAGCCTTATAAGGAAAACTGATGAAGTATCAGCTAATCAAATTAAAGCTACAAAGAGTATGAGTGGAAATTTATTTGATAGGTAAATCATATGAGTTGGCGTAGATATTTTAATCCAGTGACTGTTAATAGTCAAACAGGTACATCGAGCACTTTGTCTAATAATGGCAGCAAAGCCGGACCTGCACGTAGTAATTATAGTAGCTATCTTCCAGATATCTATGTAGGTAGTCCCAATAGAATAGAACGTTATATGCAGTATGATACTATGGATATGGATCCAGAAATCAATGCAGCATTGGATATTCTAGCTGAATTTTGCACACAAAAAAATAAAGAAAATAACACAACCTTTCATCTTAATTTTAAAGATAGAGCTACTAATACTGAAATTCGTGTACTAAGAGAATATCTTCAACAGTGGTTCAAATTACAACAGTTTGATACTAGATTTTTTCGTATGGTGCGTAATACTTTTAAGTATGGAGACGCATTTTTTATTAGAGATCCAGAAACACAGAAATGGTTTTATGTAGATCCCAGTAAGTTAGTCAAGGTGATTGTCAATGAGAGTGAAGGCAAAAAACCTGAACAATATGTGGTCCGTGATCTAGCACCAAATTTTCAAAATTTAGTGGCCACACAGATACAGACCAGTCCTCAACAAACTAATAATAGAGGCAGTAATTATATTGCAGGTGGCGGGCAAACTAGAGGAGCAACAGGTGCGTATCCTACTCAATATGGAGATAGATTCCATATTGGTGATAATGAAATGTCCATTGATGCTGCCCATGTCATACATCTAAGTTTAAGTGAAGGATTAGACAATAATTTCCCATTTGGTAATAGTTTGCTAGAACAAGTATTCAAAGTATATAAACAAAAGGAATTATTAGAAGATGCTATTCTAATATATCGTATACAACGTGCTCCAGAGCGTAGAATATTTTATGTCGATGTGGGTAATATGCCCAGCCATATGGCCATGGCCTTTGTGGAACGTGTTAAAAATGAGATACATCAACGTCGTATTCCTAGCCAAAGTGGCGGTGGTATGAACGTTATTGACAGTGCTTATAATCCATTAAGTATCAGTGAAGATTATTTCTTTCCTCAGACAGAAGGTGGCAGAGGCAGTAAAGTTGAAACACTAGCAGGTGGCACAAACTTAGGCGAGATTGATGACCTCAAATACTTTACTAACAAGTTATTTAGAGCATTACGTATTCCTAGTAGTTATTTGCCCACAGGAGCAGATGACAGTCAAGCACAGTATAATGATGGTAGAGTAGGTACTGCTTATATTCAAGAATTACGATTCAATAATTATTGTATGAGATTACAAAGTCTCATATCCAGTGTATTTGACCAAGAATTTAAGCGGTATTTACACGAGCAAGGTACAAATATTGACAGTAGTTTATTTGAAATACGCTTTCAGCCACCACAAAACTTTGCTGCTTATCGACAGGCTGAAGTTGATGGTCAGAGAATTAACACATTCAATACTATACAGGCTGTTCCCTATATGAGTAAACGATTTGCCTTAAAGAGATTCCTAGGTCTCAGCGAAGAAGAGATTTCAGAAAATGAAAACTTATGGAAGCAGGAAAAAGGCATGAGTTCTGTAAGTGGCACAAATGCCAGTGGAGAATTGCGTAGTACTGGTATTAGTGCTGCTGGCATTGATAGTGATTTAGAATTAACTAGTGATACCAGTGCTCCTGAAGATATGGCACAGGCTGCTGGCGGTATGCCACCAGGAGTTGACACTGGTATGGGAATGACAGCAGGTGCAGGTGGAGCAATACCTCCAGTTTAATAAATAGATGTATGATCCTAAGAGAATTATTCTATCTTAATCCTGAAACACAAAAAGTCAGTAATGATTTTAGATTCGATGCGGCTCGTGATGTTTCGGAATTATTGCGTAGCGACACAAGAAAAACTAGACTAACTTTAAAACAGATAAATGATTTAAGGAAAGGCTCGGAAGCACATATTTTAGAAATG